CTGATAGTTCGCGGATGGCCTTCACATCTTCCCAACCTCTGGATTGCATATCATAGATCAGCTTCATTTGTTCCCGGATCGGTTGCATACTGCCGCGGATGTCTTCCAACAGGACACGGACGGCCCCGGTCTGACCGGCCAACAAGTTTATGCTTTCTTGAGAGGCTTTGGCATACGCGCCTTTCAGGGTATTTTCGGATATATCTTCTTCTTTCTCTGGCTCTTCCACCTTATCTTTCATCAGGCTTTCCGCCCATCCGAACTGCCTGTCAATCTCCTTTTGAAGCTGCTCCGCCATATTATAGATATAATCCTGTTCCCAGCCGGAAAGGACATTGTCGGCATAGAACTCCTTCAGCTTGTCACGGATCTTCTCCATCGCTCCGGAAGATTCCGTTGCCGCCTTGATGGATTCTGTGACCATCTGCCGCATCATCTTTTTGACAGTATCCTTTGCCGATTCTGCCCGGTCTTCACCGGAAGCCCATGCTTCGGCTTGTGCGTTAGCGAAGTTGTCAATGGCGGATTTCAGGTCTTCACCGAAGATAGCGTCCACGGCCTTCTCCTTGTTGTCCGCTATGACGTCGTTGATTTCCTCGATTTGTTCCTGCCAATCCTTAATCCTATCCTTGTCCGTTTTCTTCTTGTCCTGCTCTTCACGAATTTGCTGTTGGATAAGGACTTTCTGTTGTTCCAGTAGTTTGTTCTGCTGGTCAATCAATTGGGAAGCATCTTTGGAATAAGCCTTATCTATCGCTTTACCAAGTTTTTCATAAGACTTATCAAGCGCATCCACCTGATCTTGTAATGCTTTTATCTTTTTTTCGTGACGCTTGTCATTATTGAAAATATTAAAGACAGATGTCAGAACTCCAATACTTCCCTGTATGATGCCGACAGGATTAGCAGAAGCGATGCTCGTTGCCAATTGACTGGCGGAACCCATTAAATTTGACAGATCGCTAAGTAGCTGTTGGGTGGCCTCGTCGCCAGCCAAGCCCATCTCATTAAGCCCACCAACGACTGCATCAAATCCACCCTTAACCATATCAATAGATGCCGCAGTATCCCGGAACATCTCTTTAAGAGCATTCTTTTTTGTTACATCATCCTCGGCCTTCTTGTACTCTTTCAAGTGTTTAGAAAGCAACCCGAAGGGATTCATCGTTCGGATCTTCTCATCGACCTCTTTTAAGCTATTGGTTACAGCCTGGGCATCTATAGGATTCAGTTTTAATCCTTTGGCCTTTTCTTTAATGGTATTGCTCAATTTCTCCAACTGCTGAACTGTCAGATTATCAAGATTTCTGAATAACTGTTGCCATTCGTCCGATTCTTGGAGCATCTGACCGTTAAGAGCGGACAAAGCCTTTTGCTTACCTTCCATCAGTTTAGCGACCAGATAAGCGTCCTTTGATTCAACAGCAACGGCAATATCTGTGTCCCACTTATCTCGAAGGTCTTTCTCCTTTTGTTTGTAATCATTCAAATTGTCTAAAAGAGCACGATATGTTTCCTGCTGCTGGGCCTTGTCGATATTGGTGGTATACGATTTGTGCTCATCTTTGGTCATTCCACCTGTCTTTAGCTGCTCGTTAGCCCATTTACGCTCCTTATCATACCGCTCCTTTATAGAGGACAACTTGCGCTGTTCTTCATTCAGAAAAACATCCGTCAAGGTCTTTACTCGCTGTTTGTACTCCTCAGCGTATTCTTTCTCAATCCGGGCGATATCCGCTCTCTCCTTCTCTTTAGCTGCCAACTCACGGTTATCAAAGGTAGCGAGGACTGCGGGGGACTCTTTGCCTTTTATTTCTTTCACCTTCTTCTGGTATTCTTCTTTCTCCTTTTGGATGGCGGCAATAGTGTCCTTAGTTTCCTGTTCGGCCAAGGCGATACGCTTGGCTTTACCGTCTTCCATAGCGGCGACACGAGCGGATTGGAGTTTGAGTTCACTGTCAAGAATGAATCGGGATAGCTCTTGTTGGAGTTTTAGACGCTTTGCTGCTTCATTATCAGCCTTACCTGTTGTATCATACTTCGCTATCTCCTTTTGTGCCTGTTGAATCTCACGAGTATACTTATTCCATCTTTCAGAGTTCTTTTCTGATATATCCAAAGCGTCACGAGCCGCCTCTGCTTCTTGTTTTTGCTTTTCCCAATAAGATTTGTTCTTAACAACCGAAACATCTTTCCCCGTAAGGGAATTTATCTTACCTGTTGTTTCATCAATTTGTTTATTTAAAGCGTCAAGCTTAACGTTATTGATAATATCAGGCAACCCCATCCATACAGAAGCTATATCCTCTGATTTTGTCAGAGTTTTTTCAAGCTCATCCTTTTCCTCGACAAGACGTTTTTTCACATCTTCATAATGCTTGACCTTCTCTTCGACTGGGGTATTGGCTTCCCATTGGGCCTCTTTTATCTTATCAATCTCTTCTTTGTGAAGCTTCGCAAGGTTATTAATTTCCTCAAGCTCTTTACGCAATCTCTGCAATTTATTAACATTAGAAGAAGTTTGAGAATAAGTAACCTCTTCTCCTACTTCTTTTATCTGTTTTTTAAGCTCTTCTATCCTTTTCAAATCTGCCTCATAAGCACCAATAGCATCCTCAACCTCTCTTTTTTCGGAAATGTTAGAGAGCGTTTTCTTCTGCTGATCCTGCGGCAAACTCTTAAACTCTTCAAAAGTCATATTTCCAAGTTCAGGAAATAACTTTATAAGCTCTTTGTATGCCTTAACTTGTGAATAAACGGATTCTGTCTCACTGTTTATCTTTGAGATCAGACTATCGGTTTTAGAAGTTAGTTCCTGTTTCTTACGTGCAGCTTCTTCTTGTTCTTTATTAAGTTGCTTTTGTGCTTTCTCGGCGGCGGTGGTACTGTCATGAAGTACCCACATCGTTGCAGCAAAACCAGCCACGATTGTAGCAAATAGAACATATGGATTAGCCAACATCGTTGCATTCAATAGTTGTTGTGCTTTTCTAACAAGTAATATTCTCTCTCTTGTTAACAGCATAGATACAGAATGTCCGTTTTCAGCAATGGTAGCCAACATTAAAGCGGTACGGTATGCCCCATAAGTAACAATAAGTCCGGCTATAACCCGACCAACCTTATCATAATTCTGCACAAGACTTGTCGCAACCTCATAAGAGCCTTTTATTATGCCTTCTTGTGATTCTCCAATCGAATTTAAAGTATCTTGAATAGCTCCAGTCAACTGATTTTGGGCATTTCTTATACCATCAGCAGATTTTTCAATCATCCCGTGGAATTTTCCTCCTTCGGCTGTAGCTGAAGAGAAAGCATCTGCGACCATTTGAGAAGAAATAGCCCCGCTCTCCATTTCTTTTTTAAGCTGGGCAATTGACTTTCCTGTTTTTTCCGAAATAACTTGTAGAGGATTAAAACCAGCATTAATCATTTGATTAAGATCCTGGCCCATCAACCTACCAGCGGCGGACATCTGGGAGAAGGCTAACGTCAGAGAACCGAATTTCTGACTATCTCCCATAGAAATATCGCCAATTGACTTAATTATAGGAATAGTCTTCTCGGCTTCAACATTGAACCCTAACAAGGTTTGTGCCGCCTTTGATACATCAGATACAGAAAGAGGACTGACTAAAGCATAATCTTTGATCTCCTTTACATAAAGATCAGCCTTATCTTTTGAGCCTAAAAGGACCTCAAAAGATTTATTCAGCATTTGCATTTCTGCCCGTACCTCTATTACTTGAGAAACAAATTCTTTTGCGGCTACAACGCTGAAAACCTTTTTTGCCATATTCCCCATAGCAGTCTCTATCTGTCTTGAGACATCAACCGTAGAAGCACTCTCTTTATTAAACAGCGCATATTCATCTTTCAGCTTCTTCACAGAAATCCTCGCTCGGCCCTGCTCCAACTGTAAGTCTTTCAGCTTGTCTTTTTGTAATTCGAGATTTTTACGAGCATCAGCAAGTTCTTTTTCTGTTACCTTAAAGTTCGGAGAGCTTTTAGACAATGTTTTGTAATATTCTGATAGACGACGTACAAATATTGTATATTCATCAATCTTTTCTTTCGTATCAAGAATATCTTCAGATAAACGATTAACAGCCATAGAGCTATCAAATATCTTCTTTTTGAAATTCTGATCCAGCTCATTACCTGCTTTAGCAGCAGCCGATACCATTGTGTCTAATTCCTTGGTGTTCTTCGCTAACTGAACTTCCATCGCACGAAGAGTTGCCGGTGGAGTATTACCGTCCATCCCAGAGAGTGTTGATTTCAACTTCTCAATCTCCGTCCTTAGCCTGATAACGTTTTCGTAGTCTGATCCTACTTTGAAATAAAGACCTGCCATATATACTGAATCAATGTTTTGGATAAAAGTACATTAGGCAAATGAAGTAGGATAATTTTAGGGGAAAGTGATATGTGACAATAAAAGAATTGTCGTAAAATCATTCTTCCCGAATAATTTTTAAGACACTTTTGCAGGAAACAAATTAATACATTAGTTTTTTATCTTAAAGTTTTGATTATTCAGTCATAAGCATTTAATTTGTATTATTAATAATAAACTTAAAATTATGGCATTGAAAACAAATGGCGGAACAAAATCTACACCACGTCCACAACAAAAACCAACAGGAGTTCCAACTAAAAAAGATGGAGGAGCTTTAGGGCATAAGAAACCAACAGAAAATAGAGGTACCGGTCCGCGACTTCCTCAAAAGTGACATGATGAGATTATCCCAAATAAGAGAAGCATACGAAGAACTATCCGGCAAGCTAAGTGACGTTAATCGCCAATTAGCATTTGCCGGGATAGGTATTATTTGGATCTTTAAAATAACAGATGACCATTCGCCTATAATCCCCAATGAATTATTAGAACCTGTTATTTTTTTAATTATATCTTTAGCATTAGACTTATGTCAATACTTAATACAAACATTTACTTGGTATATTTATTATCTATGGAAACATTATAACAATGATGATGAAGAACAAATAGTACATGAACCAGAGTCATTTAATTGCATACCTTGGTTATTTCTCTTATTTAAAGTCATAGCTTTAATCACTGCTTACATATATCTATTTATATTTTTATGGGAGAGGCTATTCCGTTAATGTATATGGCAAAAATCTTCATTTTTGCTACCCGCCTCTTTTCTGTCTCATAAGATCCTTCCCCGACATTTTTATTACTTCTTTTTTTTCTTTGTCCTCATAGACAGCTCTCGGTTTATCAGCACTCATCAAGAGCAAAAGAAGATAAGGAAGATCCTCATACACCTCCCTGTAAGAAAGGTTCAAATTTTCCATGAATAAGGTAATACTTCCTACGATGGTATTTCCTCCTACTATTTGGGTTTTACTGTTAGATTTGCCAGCTCCATCGCTAACTGGCAGACTACGAAAAAATCACGTCCGGTTATTAACTCAAAAGCGACAAAATACGCTTGCAATAATTCTTCTTTAGAACCTGAAAGCATCTGCCGTTCGAGGCTTTCAGCTCTTTTTTGATAATTCGGGACATCACCAACCACCAAGAATGAAAGTCCCTTGACGATATTCTCCAAATTGGCAGGAGCGACCTTCATTAATTCCCGCACAGTGCCATTCTCCGGTAAATCGACCTTACTTAAATATTGGGTAGCCCTCATTATCACTTTGATAGAAGGAGCTTTGATTACATATACTGTTCCCCCTACAACAATAGCTTTTCCATAAGTACCGGAAAGTAACTCTGATATGTTTTTTGAAACCTCACTCATAGTTTAAATATTAGAGGGTGATTGCTCACCCTCGTCATTAACTTATCCACCCAAAGTTGTATCCTCCCCGTCTTCCCAGCGCTCAATAGGAACACCGGCTTTGGTTGGTTTCAACGCCGTAAAAACAAGGGCTAAGCCAATTGCCTTTTCATTCGCTTTACCAGAAGCAGAAACACCGGCACGAGGAAAAATAATTTTCACACCATCTTCAGTTGTGGCACGGACGGTAAACTCTTTACTCTCTACATGGTCGGCACGCTCCCATGTGCCCGGCTTACTCTCTGACCCCGCCGTAAACTTACCACCTTGGAATTTAGCCTTAGTCTCAAGATCATACATACCAATAGAAGCATTGATCTTAACCGCACCCGGCTTTTTAGAGGAATAATAGGTATTTCCAGCTACATCTTTGTAATCCTTAACCTCCGGATCTTCATCCTCATAAGTGAAGGTGTCCTCATGAACTACCGGGACTTCTTCAAAAACAGAACCTTCGGCACCACCAGCCCCGATCGGCGCAACCTCCAGCTTCTGAAGGTTTACCACCACAATTTTTTTATTCTCTGCCATAATTATCTCACATTTAAAATTTCAAACATTATTTTCACATTCACAAAATGACACTTTAGCGGTACATCTCTTTCTTGATGGGTAGAATAGACTTTGTAACGATAGGTAGAACCGTCAAAAGAGGAAACAGAACGTAAACCAGACGCTTGCCGCTCTAATTCGGTTAATCTACTTTTGTTTGCCATTCCATTAATATCAGGTACACAGAAATTAACTTCAACGAAACCTTTAATCCAATAAGTTCCCGGTTTGGGTTCTTTCGGGATAACGGTTATCCTTTCTTCGGTAACTTCCCCTTCCGGTATTGCGTCCTTCTTGTAAGTAGGGATACCAAACGGCTTCAAGTCCCGAACCAAAATAGTTTCTATGTCGCCTGTTACTATCATTCAAACTTTTCTTTTAATCGTTTCTCCGCTTCCAAGGCGGCACCACTCAATACTTCAAATCCTTTTGCTTCCACATAAGATGCGTATTCTGTCTCATTCTTCAGCGTCAGTCCTGTTTCGTCAACCTCGTATTCATTAGATTTTCGAAGTGTACCGGTGTGATCCTGATAATCCCCATTATCCTTAGCGTACTGAACAGCATCCTCTCCTACCTCAATCATCGCTTCTTTGGCCTCTTCATAGAACTCATCAAAGGCCGCATCAACATCTGAGAAGTCAAAATCTACAGCCATATTTCCGCATACTTGAAATAGTTAGACTTACCGGACTTGATGACCTTTCCTTCAGCTCTCACACTTTCCCCGTCCAGGATTCTCACCTCGGTACCAGCATTTAGTATCCCACCCTCATAGACAACATGATAATTATAGTCGTACATTACCCCGTTTACGGAGATTTGCTTCATCACGCCATTATCATCACACCGGCAGGAACCAAAGTCTTTCCAATCCTCTTTCGGGGGGAGCGGGTTCATATCCTCGTCAAATGACGGACCGGACACGACCTTGACCATTAATCTATGTGGAGCGAATATCATAAGAACTTGACTTTGGGTTTATCGGTATTGAGTTCGTCTTTCAGTCCGTACTTCTTGCACAAGAAAGAATAGTAGTCCTTAATCCCTTTAATGTCCCAAGACATTGAGAAACCACTTTCCCCAATAGATGTGGGCCGAAGTAAAAGAGAGGGGATGAACTTCGCCATCGCCACAGAGACACGATCGTAGCAATCCTCATTCATCTCATCCTCTCCGCTTATCTTCGAGGTAAGACACATATCCAAAAGGTCAGCCTCCGACAAGTTAATGCCGAAGGTCTGGAACTTCTGCTGTATGTAGTCGTTTACCGTCATCTTAATATGGTGTAATCAGTTTGCTATATGCGGTATAGCTATAATGGTTCAAATATTTCGACTTGAACACGTATCGGAACGGTAATTTAGGGACTGAAATTTGTTTTCCTTGAATAGCCGTTTCCTCTTTCATCGAACACATCATAGCCGGGTTATTTGCAACCAAAAACACGGGATGCGTCATGGTCAGTACAACACAATCAGCCGGAGCCGTTTCCAAAGTGATAAACTGAATATCTGGTAAATCAACATCAACGGATAGATTCATATATTCACACTTGGGAGATTCCACACTTGCTGCCTGCACGCTCAACGAAACCAAAGACATCATTAAAAAGCCACACATGGCAAAAATAAAATTCT